CGCTATGGCACGAAGCCATCGACCAAGCATCCCTGGTTTGACGAGGCGGCCGCCGCCGACGCCATCGCGTTCTTCGGCTTCCTCCAGTTGGCGGAGGGTGAGCACGCGGGCCAGCCGTTCACGCTGGCGGCCTGGGAGTGCTTCATCGTCGGCAACCTCTTCGGTTGGAAGGGTCCGGACGGCTACCGGATATACCGCACGGCCTACGTCGAGATCGGCAAGGGTAACGGCAAGAGCCCCCTCGGCGCCGGCATCAGTCTCTACATGCTGGCGGCGGATGGTGAGGAAGGCGCCGAATGCTACTGTGCCGCCGTCGTGCTGAAGCAGGCGAACATCAGCTTCCGCGACGCATGGCTGATGGCCGAGGCCTCGCCGGCGCTTAAGAAGCGGCTGTTGATCCAGGTGCATAACATCGCCTACGCCAAGACCAACAGCTTCTTGCGCCCGGTATCATCTGAGCGCCGCGGCCTGGACGGGCCACGAGTCCACTGCGCCCTGGTCGACGAGCTGCACGAGCACCCGGACGGGACGGTGGTAAACAAGCTGAGCGCGGGCACCAAAGGCAGGCGCCAGCCGCTGATTTTCGAGATTACCAACTCGGGCTACGACCGGCAGAGCGTGTGCTACCAGCACCACGAGCTGAGTGTGCGCATCCTCGAGGGCGTCATCGAGAACGAGTCCTGGTTCGCTTTCGTCTGCGGTCTGGACTCGTGCGAGAAGTGCTACGCCCAGGGCCACACGATGCCGCAGGAGGGCTGCGAGGACTGCGATGACTGGACGGACGAGTCGGTCTGGCTGAAACCCAACCCCAACCTCGGGGTCAGCGTGACGCTCAAATACTTGCGCCAGCAGGTCGCCGAGGCGCTGGGGATGCCGGCCAAAGCCAACATCGTCAAGCGCCTCAACTTCTGCGTCTGGACGGAGAGCGTGACGCGCTGGATCGGCGCCGACGTGTGGGAGAAGGGCGCGCTACCGCCGCCGATGCCGCTGGCGGGTAAGGCGTGCTTCGCCGGGCTGGCAGCACCAACCACGCAGGGACTGTCGGCGCTGCAACTCTACTTCCCGGACGAGGCCGGCGGCGGTGACGTGCTTTCCTTCTTTTGGCTGCCGGAAGACAACGTGCAGGAGATGGCGGAGGCCTTCGACGTGCCGGTGGGCCAGTGGGTCGCGGACGGCGATCTGGAGGCCACGGAGGGTAACGTTGTCGATTACGAGGCGATCAGGGAGAAGTTGCTGGATCTGCGGGACGTCTATGAGATAAGGGAGGTCGGCGTCCTGGCAAACAACACGACGCAGCTGACGACGCAGCTTATGGGCGACGGCTTTGAGATCGTGCCGTTTCACCAGAGCTTCGCCGGCATGAGCGCGGCGTCGAAAGAGTTGGAACTGCTGCTCAAGAGCGAGTCGCTGCGCCACGGCGGGCAGCCGGTGTTGCGCTGGCAGGTGTCGAACGCGGTCGCGCAGCACGGGCCCGGGCAGGCGATCATGCCGTCGATCGCCAAGAGCCCCGGCCCCATCGTCGGCGTCCTGGGGTTGGTGATGGCGCTGGACCGCGCCAGCCGGCATGACGACACGCCGCAGTGGCACGGTATCTACCTTCCCGAAGACCCGGAAGATAAGGACGAATGAGGCCATGGCACCGCGATGTGATGGCCGGCGCCGGACTCCTGTGTCTGCTGGCGGCCGCGTATCTTCTATCCTTAGTTTTAGGTCTGGCGTTGACCGGCCTGGCTTTGATTCAGCTTGCGTTCTGGCTGGTGCCGCCGCCAAAGGAGGACAACGATGGTAGTTGACCGACTCGCCCACATCCGCACGTCGGGGCGCAACCCCGTGACGGAGAGCCAGTATGGTCCGTCGTGGCAATGGCCTCAGTTCAGCATCAAGAGCAACACCGGCCTCACGGTCACGAATGAGAAGGCCCTGGGGCTGACCGCGGCTTACCGCGGCGTCGTGCTTCTGTCGTCTCTTCCAGGAGCCCTGCCCATCGATGTCTTCGCAAAGGGCACGGATGGTCAGCGCGTCGACGCGGCGGACGAAAGCAACGCGTATCTGTGGCGGCGGCCCAACTCCGAGATGACACGCCAGACCTTCTGGGAGTGCAGCTTCGGGCAAGAGGTCCTGGGCAACTGTTTCTGGTTCGTCGAGAAGGATATCAACGACCAGCCCCGCGAGCTCTGGCCGATCGAGTCGGACCGCATGAAGGTCGGCCGTCTCAAGAACGGCACCAAGGTCTACGAGATTGACAACGAGCTGCCGATGATCGACTACCGTGATGGCGGTGAGATCGTTCATATCCCCAACTGGAGTAGGGACGGTCTGTTGGGTCTCAACCCTTTCAAGTTGGGTGCAGAAGCCCTGTCTATCGGCCTCTCAGCCCAGGAATACGCCGCGCGCTTCTATTCCCAGGCCGACGCGCCGCCTGGCTATTTGACCACCGATCAATTGCTGACCGAACCGCAAGCTGAGGCGATCAGCAACCGTTGGCACAAAATGCACGCGGGCCTGACGCGGGCGCTCCGGTCTGCGGTCCTGGGCGGCGGCGCCAAGTTCCTGACCACCGGCATCGACCCCAACAGCGCCCAGCTGCACGAAGCGCGTAAGTATAGTGTCCTCGAGAACGCGCGCCTGCTGGGCCTGCCTCCTAACCTACTCGGCGACATGGATCATTCTAGCCAGGGCGGCGGCAACGGCGTGGAGGAAATGAACCGGGGCCTCATGACCTTCACGGTGAACGCTCACATCACGCGCTTCGAACTGGCCGCCGACGGCGCCCTGCTGGTGCGGGAACTAACCGGCCGCTACTGCAAGTTCAATACCAGCGCCCTGCTGCGCGGTAACACATTGCAACGTTTCCAGGCATATCGGCTCGCCAACTTCATGACCGCGAACGAAAAGCGGGCGCTGGAGGACTTGCCACCGATGGAGGGCGGCGATGTTCTGATGGAGCAACAGAATATGGCGCCGCTGGACGCCTTCGACGGCATGAAGTTGGGACAGGATCAGCAGCCCAGCAACGGCCAATGATGACGCTGCCCGCTATCCCGCCGGAGGTCGTGAGCGTGCTGGAGGACTTCTGCCAGACGAAACGCTCGGGCAGCGTCGTGCTGGAAATCAAAGAGGGCCAGGTCCAGCAAATCAAGACGACCACAACGACTGCCGTGGCGGGAGTTGACAAATCAAAGCCTATGACGTAATCATTTCAGCCAGGTAACCAGGGAGACCACCGGCCCCTAACGGGACACCACTGAGCCCCTGACGCCAAAGAGCGTTAGGGGTTTTTGCTTTTGTCCAGGTATTCCCGCTCTGCGACGCTGTTCTTCGACGTGCCGCTGGCACTGCTGCCAGCGAAGGCGGAGGAGATCCGCGCCTTCTGGGAGTCGAAGCTGGCAGGCGCGAGCCTGGATTTCGAAGACCGCCAGGAACCTTTCGCTGTTACCGTCGCGGAATTCGACGATGAGAACCTGTCCGATGGCGGAGACGGGCCGGCATCAGAGGTAAAACAACAGGGGAAAATCGCCATCATCCCGCTGCGCGGTGTGATGGCGCAGCGCATGAACATGCTGTCCGCCATGAGTGGCGGCACCTCGACCGAGGCCTTCGGAGCCGCCTTCAGCGAGCAGGTTGCCAATGCCGAGATCAAAGCAATCGTTATCGATATCGATTCTCCTGGTGGCTCAAGCTACGGTGTCACTGAGCTCGCGAACCTGATCATGTCGGCTCGAGGCCGCAAGCCGATCCTTGCCATCGCAAACAGCGTCGCCGCCTCCGCCGCCTATTGGATTGGCGCGGCAGCCGACCGTCTCTATGCAACGCCTGGAGCGCTGGTGGGCAGCATCGGTGTCTACATGCTGCACGTCGATTTCTCGAAGGCCGTTGAGAATGAAGGCATCAAGCCGACGTATATCAGCGCCGGCGAGCATAAGACGCGCGGCAATCAGTTCGAGCCGCTCTCGGACGAGGACCTGGCCCACTTTCAAGCAATCGTCGACGACACCTACGGGATGTTCGTGGCCGATGTGGCGCGAGGTAGGGCCATCCCGGCAGGAACGGTACGCAACGGCTACGGCAAGGGCGACGTCCTGACGGCTTCGCAGGCCAGGAAGGCCGGCATGGTCGACGGCATCAAAACGCTGGGCGAGGTTATCGCGGAGGCTGGCACGGCCAGGCCGCGAGCTCTGCGGGCTGGGGCGTCGGCAGAACTGGCGGCGCCCGACATCGAAGCAACTCCCCCGCCGCAAGCGGACGAAGAGGGTGAAGAGCGCCTCAAGCGAATGCGGCTCAACTCATTCAGGGCACGAGCAGGACTTGCCGCGGTAGGCGCGGCCCAGGAGGTCTAACCATGGCGACGCTGGTTGAAGAGCTGCGACACAAGCTCGACCTGACCGTTAAGGAACGCAAGGAGTTCAGCGCCTCTTTCGAACTGGACAAGCTGCCGACCGAGGATGACGAGCGCAAGCTCGACGCGATGATGAACGGCGAGGCGGACCTGCGCACCGAGATCGCCCGCGTGTCCAAGTTCGAACAGGCGAAGGCAGGCAATGGTGGCGGGCCAGCTGATGAGCGGCCCAACCCGGCGAGGCAGACGGGCAAGTCGCCTCTCGTGACGCTGGTGACGCTGGGCGCCCACTTCGTGGAGTCGGAGCAGTACAAGGCAGCGATCCAGACCTTCGCGCCGAACAAGCGGATCCCGGAAGGCGGCGGCTTCAGGATGCCGGCAATCGAGATGAACGGATTGCTGGACAGCATCCTCAACATGAAGGCGACCCTGATCACCGGCGACTCGTCGACTTCGGCGGGCGCCTTCGTGATCACCGACCGCTTCCCGGAGCTGCAAACGCTGGGCCGCAAGCCGCTGCGCATCTTCGACGTGATCCGCAAGCTGACGACGGACAGCGACCTGGTGGACTACGTGGCGCAGACCTCCCGGACCAACGCGGCGGATATCCGCGCTGAGGCGACGGGGAGTGGCGACGGCAGCGGTGTAGCGCCTGAATCGGCGACTGCTTTCGAAGTGCGGTCGGCGGCGGTCAAGAACGTGGCCAACTGGATTCCCGTGACGAAGCAGGCCATCGCCGACGTGCCGCAGATGCGTGGCATCATCGACACGGAGCTGCGTGACAATCTGATGGAAAAGCTCTGCGACCTGATCGTCAACAGCACCAGCGGCATCACCGGCATCGTGGCGACCTCCGGCACACAGACCCAGGCGTGGAGCACGAACATCCTGGAGACGACCCGCAAAGCCCGCACTATCGTCAGTACGGTAGGCCGGCGCATCCCGAACGCCTACGTCCTCAACCCGGCCGAGTGGGAGATCATCGACCTCTTGCAGGACAACGAGGCCCGCTACTTCTACGGCGGTCCGTCTCAGGTCGGCATCCCGCGCCTGTGGGGCCTGCCGGTTGTCGAAGAGGAAGTGGTCGTAGCAGGCACGGGCCTCTGTGGCGACTT